CATTTCTGATATTACGCCCACAGATACCCCATTCTTCAGCATGATCCGTTCCGAGAAGGTTTCGGCTCGTACTTTTGAATGGCTAGAAGACAGCCTAGCAGCAGCCGCAAACAACGCGGCAATCGAAGGCGCGGACGCAACAATGGCAACATTGACCGCCGCTACAAGCCGAACCAACAACACGCAAATCCTGACCAAGGCTTTCCAAGTAAGTGCAACAGCAGACGCTATTGCAACCTACGGTAGAGCCAAGGAAACGGCTTATCAGCTTGGGAAAGCTTTGAAGGAGATCAAGCGCGATCTAGAGAGAGCTTACGTTGGTGTCGACAATGCAGCCGTCACTGGCTCCGAGAGTGCCGCTCGTGAGATGGCATCTGCAACTCAGCAGATCTCCAACTCAACAGATGCAGGGAGCAATGCAACAGACGCTTTGACAGAAGCTAAGTTGCTTGTTGCAGGTCAGGCCGCATTCAACGCTGGGTCAGACCCAAGTGTCTTCATGATCAAACCTGCCGACGCCCAAATCGTCGCAGGATTTGCAGCGTCATCTGGACGTAACCGTGAGTTCGCTCAGACCAAGCAGTTGGTCAATGTGATCGACCTCTATGTTTCTCCCTACGGCGAATACAAAGTGGTCCTAAACCGCCACCAGTTGTCGACCCACGCATTCTTGATTGAACCAAGCATGTGGCGGTCTGCAGTGCTGCGTCCGTTCTCGCGTACACTACTAGCGAAGAATGGTGATAGCGATAAGCACTATGTGGTAGGAGAGTACTCTCTCAAGCATATGAACTGGGGCGCTGATCATATGATCACAGGTCTGTCGTAAAAGTCAGGCCCCCATAAGATTGAGTGTCGCCCCCACTAAAAGTAGTCAGTTCCTGCTCTCCTTTCTGACTACAGAGGGGCGGCATTCTTTAAATACCCTCAGAGCCCCTGAGAGCGCCACTGAGTGGCCTAAAGATTTCCCCTAACGAGAGTACCCCCGATAATGAGCAGTAATACCCCAACAGAGCCTGTTGTCTCTGGTGATATCGCCGACGTGGAGCGCAGCCTTCTAGGTGTCAACACACGCTACATTCAGGAAGGCGACAGCGTCGTCAGGCATCACACACAGAATATCACTCAGGAGTTCCTCGACGACCTGAAAGACAGCCGCAACGCATCAGATCACGCCAAGGAAGGCGAGTTCATGCGTGTCGCTAGTATCCCAGTCGCCGTCCACGAGCAGTGGCTGCGCGAGGGCTTTAACCTCTACGAAGCGACAGGCGCTGAGATTGTCAAAAGACTGAGCGACCAGAACCTCGATGGTTTCATGGCGACGAACAAAAGGATCGGCTAGCAGCTATGGCAAACTACGGTCCCCCAAAAAAGAAAAGCAGCGCAGGTTTCAAGCCGTGCAGCACTTGTAAAACCCCAACCACATGTAAGTTGGCAGGCAAGTGCCTAAAGAAAAGGTAATCCCCCGACATGAACAAAGGTGACATCAGGAGCCACTTCAAGGCGCTCCTAAACCGTAGCGACTGCAGCGACACCCTAGCCGACACCTTTGTTGACCAGAGTATCGCTCGGATACAGCGGACGCTCCGCATCCCATCTATGGAGAAACAGCAGTCGTATACCCTCAGTGCTGCCACGACGCTGCTTGTGCTCCCTAATGATTTCTTAGAGATCATCAACCTTTACTACGACAACACAAGCCTCACTCGTGTACCCTTGAACCAGATCATGGAGTACAAGGATGCCAACGAAAACGGCACACCTAAGTTCTTTACTCGTGAGGGCAGCAGCCTGCTTATTTATCCTCACCCGACATCTGGGTCGGTCAAGCTGAACTACTACGGTCAGTTCGCAGATATGACCTCTGACAGCGACGAGAATGCTTTGGCTCAGGCATCTAGTGACCTGATCATCTATGGTGCCCTGTCGTATGCCTCAGACTACTACTTGGACGAGCGTGGTCCGCTGTTCGAGCAGAAGTTCATGCAGTTCCTTGCTGAGATCCAAGAGCAGGCCAATGACGCCGAGACGTCAGGCACTGTGCAAGCCATGAGACCAACCACAGCCTATGAGGATTAACTAAATGGCAAAGACCAGTTTCTACTCAGGGAGCGGAACAGACAGCACAGAGGTCCCTGCAGGGACACCAGTACCACCAAATCATGTGAGTGCCCTCGATGCCATAAAGGCAGAAGCTGAGGCTGCACAGGCTGCTGCTGAAACTTCAGAAACTAATGCCGCAAGTTCAGCAGCCGCTGCGGCATCTTCAGCAAGCACTGCGACTACTCAGGCTTCTACGGCAACCACACAGGCCACCAATGCAGCGGCATCAGCTTCTACAGCTAGCACTCATGCAAGTACGGCTACAACCAAAGCAACAGAAGCAGCTACCTCTGCGACTTCCTCAGAAACTGCGAAGACTGCTGCTGAGACTGCGGAGACTAACGCAGCGGCTTCGGCTACAGCGGCGGCTGCATCGGCTGCGTCAATCAATAGCTACACTGGTGGCACAGGCATCACTGTGTCTGGCACGACGATCACGAATGACAGCCCTGACCAAACCGTTGCCCTCACTGCAGGTTCAAACGTCAGTGTCTCAGGGACGTACCCTAACTTCACCATCAGTTCTACAGACACCAACACAACGTATTCTGTAGGTGACAATGGGCTGACTGAGAAGAACTTTACGACCACCCTGAAGAACAAGCTAGATGCCATTGAGGCATCAGCAGATGTGACTGATGCTACCAACGTAACTGCGGCAGGCGCTTTAATGGACAGTGAGGTGGCAAACCTCGCTCAAGTCAAAGCATTCGATGCCTCTGATTATGCAACTGCCGCACAGGGTTCTACGGCTGATGCTGCTATGCCAAAAGCAGGCGGGACATTTACTGGTAATGTTAAAATTGGTTTTGATCCAACCCCTGATTTTGATGCTGATGTAAGTGGTGCAGTTAATTCAGCAGATGCTTTAGATTACACAGCGATTGCACAAGGCAGTGATAATAACGAGTTTGACCATCTGCTCGGCATCGAAGCGCCTTGGACTGACACCACAATCAAGCACCACTACAAGGTCATCAAAGGGAGTTCCACAGGCGCACTTCGTGAAGCGTTAGGCGTATCAGGTACAGACTTTGGTGATTTGGTTGTGTTTGGTAATGTCCATTCGGACGGCACAAACCAAAACATAACAACAGGCATGACCATTGATGGTGGAAACTTGCGGCTGATAGCCCAAGGTGAAGCTGACCATAGTGCAACTGGTAATGCATCTATGACGATTGATGCGGCAGATATTGTGGTGACAGGCACTGTAGACGGCGTAGACATTGCAGCTAGGGATGCTGTTTTAACAAGCACTACTACGACAGCAAATGCAGCAATGCCCACGACAGGTGGTACGTTTACTGGTGATGTTACCCTGCTTAACACTGATGGTGGTAGTGGTCGTGCGCCTGACCTAAATCTAAAAAGAGATAGTGCAAGCCCTGCGGCGTGGGATTATTTGGGGGCGGTAAGGTTCTTAGGCGAGGACGGTGCATCAAACGAAACACCTTATGGCACTATTCTGGGGCGCATCGTTGACCCTACAAGTGGCAGTGAGGATGGTCGCCTTGAGATTTGGCAACAAAAAGCAGGGACAGGCACACTAACCTATGTGTTCGACCACGATGCTTTTCGACTTCAAAACGAACAGCCGATCAAGTGGATAGAGCATCACGCCACTGCCTATGATGTTTCCGTTGAACCTGCCACCCCAACGGCTGACCGCACAATAACGCTGCCTGATCAAACTGGCACAGCAATGCTTTGGCAATCTCCTTGGCCTGATGATACAGGCACCTCTCCTAATTATGCTATCGGCGACGAAGCACTAAACAGCTTAGTCTCTGGGGGAGAACATAATGTCGCTTATGGTTATCAGGCGCTTCAAGGAAATACAACAGGGGGTACTAATGTTGCTATTGGCAGCTATGCCTTATATCAAAACACGACAGGGGTTCATAACACAGCCGTAGGATATGGGACAGGCTATAGCTTTAACGGTGCGACAGGGTCAGGAACGTATATAGGGTCAATGGCAGGTAACTACAACTGGGCAGGTAAAGACTACCAAACAGCCGTTGGTGCTTTTGCAATGAACGATCAGTCGGCTGATTATACTACTGCTGTTGGTTATAATGCGATGTCTGATGGCGATCATTATAGATCTACTGCTGTTGGTTTTAATGCTCTTGCTCGTTCTAGCACTGGTAGTCCCTATTACAATACTGCTGTTGGTCAATCATCTGGCAATAGTCTTTGGTCAGGTGATGGAAATACTTTAATGGGTCACGATACAGACACATATACTTGGAGTACTAATTATGGTGTTTCTGTTGGGTATCAGCCCAGAGCAGGGACTTACGGTGTAAGTATTGGTTATCGGGCAGCGTATAGTCAGTATAACGATAATGTTTATTGTGTGACTATTGGAAATGAAGCAGGATATGACTTAGACGGCGGTGATTACTGTGTCTTCATTGGCAGCCAAGCAGGTTATGCAGGTGGAACAGGAAACGACAATACTACAGTCGGCGCAAATGGTTTAAAAAGTTTAACCAGTGGTGTAAATAACAGTTCATTGGGTAGTTATAGTCTGCATAGTGTAACATCGGGCAACTACAATACCGCTTTGGGTAGTTATGCAGGATACTCTCTTTCGACAGGCGGCAGTAATACTTTTCTTGGATATGCGGCAGGGCAAAATCAAGATAATAGTACAACAAATGCACTAACAACAGGCTCAAATGTAACTTGTGTTGGTTTTCAAGCAATGCCCTCAAGCGGAACAGCAACGAATGAAATAACGCTTGGCGATAACGATATTACATCCCTACGCTGCAACGTCCAGACCATCAGCAGCTTGTCAGATGAACGTGATAAGACAGCTATTGCAGACCTTACTTATGGCCTAGACTTCATCAATGATATGCGCCCTGTCGAGTTCACTTGGAACAGGCGAGATGGATCACTAGGCGCAAAACCTGACCTAGGTTTCATTGCCCAAGAGCTTTACGATACTGAACTAGATCATTCCTCAAGTTCACGCACTCGTTTGGTGAATTGGGAAAACCCTCAGAAACTTGAAGCGGATTATGTAAGATCATATCCAATACTAGTAAAAGCAGTACAAGAATTGTCTGCTCAAGTAACTGCGCTGCAAGCGAGAATTGAAACACTAGAAGGAAACTAAACAATGGCAGTAAACGAATTAGACCGTGATTATCTCAAGTTGTTACATATGTGTGACAACGTTGAAAACATCCAAGCAGGGATGAAAATGGAGCATGAAAGTGACGGCGAGAAAAAGAAGCAAGTCGGCAATATAGTCATGCACCTAGAACATGAAGTGCTTGATAGCAAATGGACTGATGGCGGCAAAGACATGACACGGATCAATAACACGATTACGTCAGGTCGTACTTACTGGAAGTCTTGATAGGGATAAACTAGGGTGCAACTCTCCGAAGAAGAACTCGAAGCCATCATCGACAGAGCAGCCAAGCGTGGAGCCAAGGAAGCCCTCGCTCACCTCGGTCTTCACGATGAGAAAGCGGCAGCCGACGTGCGAGACATGCGTGACCTCATTAGTGCATGGAGAAACACACGTCGTGAGGCTGTTAGGACGGCAGTCCGTATTATCACGACAGGCACCATCCTGTTTATCGGGGCGGCCATCTGGCT